CGCTGGTCTAACTGTCGGTACTGTTTCTCCACTGGGTCCATGTACAGTTCCTCTTCTTCAGAGGGTTGCTGTGCAACACCATAGTGCTGTGAAAGCAGCGCCAAAGTACCATTCGGGTCATTCTGCAGGGCTTCCTGCAAAGCAGCACCAAATTGTACTTGTTTCCGTTGCTCACTGAGTTCCTGTGTCTTGCGGGTATAGTCCGCTTGACGCTGGTATCCAGAAAGCGCCTCTTTGAGAGGCACTCTGATGTCTTCTCCACCGACGGACACAGAAACATATTTGTCTCCGTACTCATCAACGGGAAGCAAATCAATTTGCTCCTCAGTGAGGTTTTCAACTACATCTAAAACTTCTTCAACTTGTCCATTGCTTTCTAACTCTGGGGTTGCTTCCGTACTGACTTCATTGCTATTTATATCGCTCATTCGTTCGAGTCCTCCAAGGTTGCTCTACTAGTATGTTTTTATCGTTACATCCCCTGAGGTGGCATTCCGCCACCCTGCAATTGTTGCATTAATTGGGCTAATACTTCAGGTGGCAATTGTGCCAATTCTGGTGGTAAACCACCACCCATTTCTGGTGGCATGCCGCCTGGCATGCCTTCTGGCATTCCTTGTGGAGGCATTCCCTCCATTGGTTCAGGAACTCCCTGGGGTGTAATTGGTTCTGGTGGCAACTCTGGCTGCATAACAAACGAGGCAGCATTCTTGATGCCGAAACCGTACTGAAGCACATAGTTGGCTAGTTTTGGCATGTCAACAATACCGGCACTGGCAAACGGTGCCATTGCATCAACAACCTGCATTGCCATTTGACGACGGAACGATTCGTTAACTGGCTGGGTTGAACCACCCTCAACCTCAAAGTCGAACTCACCCTGAAGGTAATCGCTGTCAAAGTTCACCCAACTTTGCTTTGACTCTGAACCAATAATTCTAATTGCTTGCTCACCAGTCATAAACTGTTGTGCAAGCATTACGAGTCTGCGAGCACAATCTCCAATAGCACGTTCGATGATTGCCAATTTGTCAGCAGAGCGAGCGTTGGCGGCATCTTGAATGATTCCAGCCTCAGTCGCTGTGCGACGAATTTCTGGCATTGCACCACGCTGGTATTCAGATACACCAGATACACGGTCAATGTCAGAAGAGATAAGGTTTGATTGGTTGTAGAACTCTGGTGGGCTAATTACCGCTGGCATTGGAACAACAACGTTGTTCAATGAGTCTTCGGAAATAACAGGAACCAAAACGTTGTCCTCGTCAGACTCCAAAGCAGAACGACCATCGGCGTCAAACGAAGATTCTTTGTACAGCCACTTGCGTGAGAACCTCTTGCGATGGTTCATCATTTGTGTACGAGTTTGGTTAAGTTCCATCTGCAATGGTTCAATTGCTTCAAGTTCACCCATGGTGTAGAAATAGTCAGGAACGTCGTAGTTGCGGAGCATTACAAAAGGATGTCCGAATGCAAAAGGAATCTTGATTGGTGCAACCAAGAACTTGTCGCTTCCATCACAGAACACCGACATCATGTTTCTGTCAATGTCGTAGTACTCCCAAATCTCTACATAGGCATCATCATCGCCCTCGTTTCGACGAGGACGAAGATTGCCACGGAAGTCATCAATTCCCCACTTGGAATAGTGTGATGGTGCTGCTTCATTTCTTGCTGTTGAGTTGTAACGCTTGTCTTTCTTTACATCTTTGAGAGACCTACGTACTCTTTGAGCAATCCATTTTATGTCAGACATTGAAGTTGCATCTGGGTCAACAAACACATCGAACATTGAAATACGCTCAACAAATGGTCGGTCTTCAGTAATGACCAATTCGCTTTCTGTGACTGATTCTGGTGCAGCAGACGCCAACTCATCTGAGTTCTCGTAATAATCGTTTTCTTTTTCAACAAAACGATAACCAGTCTTTAACCATCCATGTCCACAGATAAGCATGTCTTTGACGGCACGGCGAAATTCTTTTTGACACTCGTAGTGTCTCCACCAGTAGTTGACAACCGCTTCTGTCACAACAGCACGTGGAGCATCTTCATACTTCCGTGCATTAACAGTAATCTTTGGATAGTTAACAGAAACTCCAGGAGCAATTACGTTGATGGTTGCAAAAGCCACATTGACCAGCAACTGGTCTTCTTCTGTGCTTGCTTTGTAATGTTTGCCACGATACATGTCAATCATTCGTGACCACAAATCGTCGTATCGCTCTTCACGCCTCCAACGGCGTGACTGTTCAATCCTGTCTCGATAACGCTTAATATATTCGGAATTAGATGTCCTAGCCATTATTCCTCTTTCTTTCCTTGGTGCCAGCCGATGTGTTGGTCAAGTTTGCTTCCAATTTTGTCGACTTTAATTCCCACAAGTTTGAGCAAGTCCCTGCCCTCCTCATGTTGCTGCGTATTTTCCCTTCTGAGTTTTTGTAGTACCACCACGACTGGTCCTGTGATGACCGCCACGACGATAGGAACCCAGACTGCATCCATGTCACACCCACCTGCTTCCGACAGGTTCGGCTTTAATGCCGGCTTCAGCCGCTAGACGCTCTTGTTCTTTGGCACGTTCACGGACTGTTGGTCCGTGGAAATCTTCTTGACCATATGTAAATCCAAGATTGATTGTACGAATATGGCATTTGAAACAATATGAGCCACGGCGAGGCAGTTCATCAGCCTCAAACTCGGTTAAACACTCTAGACAGCGAAAGTTCTTCATAGATATAAGGTTGATTCGTTACTCTCTTGTATTAAAAGCACCGATTGGTGTCTTTTTTGGTTTTTTTTCCTTGATAATGAATTGTTCCCACCACCCCAAGGTATTCCTTGGAGGTGCTGGGTCAAAACGGTATTCAGGAAGCCAAACATACTTTAGCATCTGATTTGTGATTGCCAACGACATCACCCTGTCGTCGTGTGGAGAGCCATGCATCTTGCCATTTGATTCACGCACAAATGTGCGTAACTCAGCCATAGTCAGAGCATCGTAAATAGAAATACCCTCATCACGGATTGCTGCATTCAGTTCGTCAATTGCCAATGGTTTGGATACCGAAGTTGTTCTCCAACCCATTGTCTCACTAGCCACAGGATTCCTGGCGTTCATCTTGCGTTGGCGGTAGGTATTGCGATAACCAATCCTTTGCAGACCCTTGATGGTGGTTAGACCGTGGTTGTTGGACTCCACGCCAATCAAAGCGTGGTTGTAATAATAACCCAAAGCAGACAGAATCTCTTCGCCAAACAGGTCTGGGTCAACGTGTCCATGCCAGTGGGCAACCATCATTCCTGTGTCTGCAGAAATCACATGGGCTGAACTGTAGTCACCATGACCAAGACCTTCTGCAACGTCAGCACCAATGACATAGTTCTCGTGCAGGTTTGGGAAGTCCCAAACTGCTAAAGCACCACCATCTTGAATGAAGTTGTAAACATTCTTTCCGTAGCCCTTCTTTAAGTATCCACGGTCTGGGTCAATCGGTTCAATCGCACGGATTGCCTCCAAGTCGAACACAGGACGGCCAGAGCGGATAAAGGCTTCCTCTGGGTCTGATGGGTACTCTTGCGCCAACTGCCAGTCTGGGAGGTCACGCTTCTTGGCTTCGTACCATGCTTCGTCACGGTCTCCAGCAGACCAAGGAAAGAATACTCCTTCGAATCGGTTGGTTTTGTTTTGTGAGCCAACCCATAGCGTATGGAATATGTTGCCCTCACCATTGGCTGTGCTTAGACAGATAACACGACCACCAACGTCGGCAATTGGTTCAATAGATGCCCATGCTTCATCAGGGTTGGGCAAGAACGCCATTTCGTCGATTACTACACGGTATACCGCTTCACCACGAGCAGGGTCGTTGCCTGATGGCAAAGACTCCAAAGAGGAGTCGTTTGCAAACACCATCTTTAGTTGGTTGTCAGACAGCAGGTCTGGACCACGGACTCTCATCCAAGGTGGCAACATCTTGTAGCCATACTTGGTCTTTTGTAGCAACTTGGATGCTTCACGCTCCGTGCGTGAGAGCATTACCGTAAAGCGGTCAGGCCAGAAGAATGTCTCCCAGAATGTGAACGCAGAAGCAAGAGTCGAGAATCCAATCTGACGGGCTTTGAGCACAATGCTATATCGTGCGTCAATCCACACACGAACGGTTTCCTCTTGCGCTTCACGCAAAGCAAACTTGATACGCCCACGCTCAGGATGGCGGATAGTCCAATAGGTAGAACAGAAATGCGAAAATGCAGCCACCAATTCCTCGGTGGTTGCACCTTCTGCACCTTTGCACTTACGCCACTCCTTCTCGTTGAGAAGGTCGGTAAGTTCCATTAGATTTTCTTAGGGGCTGCCTTCTTGGCTGCAATCTTCTTTGGGCTTGCACCAAAGGCTGCATCAATTTCATCCTTGGTCAATACACCGTCGATGCTTGCCTTGGCAAGACCTTCAGCAACCTTGAAAATTGAGACTGCACCAGCAATCAACGCTGACTTCCAGACTTCCAAGTCGGGGGCAATAACAGCAGCACCAGTGACAACGCCGAGGGCGTTAGTCAAAAACAGCGCAACAATACGGCCAGCAATATCTTTTGCCTTATTCATCATTCTCCTTGAAGTAAACACCCAGTAGGTGTATGAGTATTGCGATAAAGGTAATCCCCCAACCCAATGTCTTAGTTTGACCAGACAGCGTAATAAGCACCATTCCAGTGCCGGCTAGTGTCCAAGTTAATGCATGGATTTCAGAAAGAATCTTCTTCACACCATTAGGTGTATTCGTTACGGTCTGCGAGTGCCTGCAGCAGCAATGGCTGCGCCAGCAGCAACAGCAATAAGGGTTCTACGGGTGCTTACGGGGATGTTGCTACCCAGTGGAACGTAGTTATCAAAGCCAGGGCTAAAGATGTTAATTTCCTCCTCAAAGGCTTCACGAACCTCGGCTGGTGCATCCTGCACAGCCTCTACAATGGCTTGTGCCTCTTCTGTTGACAGATTGTCCACCTCGATGGCTTCGAACACAGCAGTAGCCTCTTCTGGGGAAAGAGATGCCACAACCTCTGCGCTTTGGGCTACAGCCACAGCCAGTTCTTCGCTAACTTCCATGCCTTCCTCAATTGACTCAATGGCGGTCAACAACTCCTCATCGTTAAGTTCCTCAACTGGGGTTTCCTCTGTTACCTCATCAGGTAACACCTCTTTGGGAACAGTCTCATCTGGTAGCACAGGGGTAGTATCCTCCACCAGTTCATCGACAAACGGTAGGGTATCTTCCGTTTCAATAGTAGGGTCTGTGTCTGGAGGTTCCAATGGGATTGTTTCTTCAACTACTTCTTCAGGCTCTTGGATGGGTTCCGTATCTTCTGTGGTTGGCTCTTCTATGGGTTCAGGCTCAACCACTACAGGTGGTTGCGCTACTGGTGGGGATACGTATTCTGTGGTGGTTGTGGTTTCAGGCACCGTCGAGGTGGTCGTAGTTGTTGTCGTTGTTGAGGTGGTCGTAGATGTTGTCGTTGTTGACGGTTCTGGCATGGTCGGCTCTGGTGCTAACGATGTGCTGGTCGGTACGGAAGAAGTCGTAGTTTCTGGAAGCGTCGTGGTAACTGGGTCCGTGACAGGAACAGTCGTTGACGGAACAGTAGTAGTACTGGTCGTTGTCGACGTTGTGGATGTTGTTGTAAATTCCCATATTGAAAGATTACCAATCGAAAGATGACCAGGAGCACAACAAGTATCTGTTGAGTATTGACGGAATGTAAAAACATCACCCTCATTTACAGACACAGACTTAGTTCCTGATGAATTGTTTTGCTGTGTAATCAACGTGTAAACGCCGTTGATTCCGTATTGTGGCGGGTCGTAGACCCAGCCATCGGTTGTTTGATACGACCAACTAAAGTCAACCGTGTCTACATCAGCCGGGATAGTCGTTTCAATCTTTACCCAATGCGCTGCGCCAGAGCAACCGTTCTGGTCTGGGCCATGCAATGTAATAACATTGTCTACAACTTCGACTGAGCCTCCACAGGCTGCTGATTGGCTGTAAGTCCAGTCACCTAGAACGTCTGCTTCAGCACTAGATACTGTGCTAAATAGTGCAAGTATTGCCACTGGTGCAAATATCAACCAACGGGAATAACGCATTTTAATTTGTTAAATTAAAAGATATTGAAATTCGTTCTTGTTTGCTCCTGTTAACACCCACATCATGTGGCATCCAAGATGGAAATAAAAACAACCTATTCTCTACAGGTTCATACCATCTTTCCAGTATTGAATGAGGAGCGTTTGAGTTGGAAATTGTATTTCCAGTCCCAAGTGATTTTATTGCATAAGACTCTACTTGATTTCTATAAAAATTAATTGCTCCACAATCTTCGTTTTTGGGAATACTTACATAAAAAACTCCAGACAAAACAGATGATGGATGTGTATGTATTGAATTATATGCGCCATACCCGTTAATGTTTATCCAAAAGTTTTTTGTACTCAATGAACCTGCTAATGGTTCATAGGTTGAATATGCAATATTTGCATGTTCTTCAACAGATGAAAACAATTTGTAAAGTTCTTCGTTTTTATTTATTTCAACCTGTGTGTCAATATCTTTTGATTGAAAAGAATTAATACCACGATTACTAAGATTTCTTGTATCCGTTGTATCACGAATATTCAAACAATATTCATGTATTTTTTTCAGATTGATTTGTAAATCTATGCACCAAACTGGAGAAGGAAAAAGATATTCGCAAACCAATTCATTGAACATTTTGCCCTTATTCTGTAGTGTTGGATGGTAAAACCCATCCTAGCAAACCCTCGTCCCATACATATGACGTATCGGCATCCGGATGAGGAACTGGTGGTTCCCATTCAGTTGTTTCTTCATTGAGAATCCAAGAAGAGAAAGGTTTTTCGGAAATGAAGATGTCCTTATCTGGGTGATAGGTGAAACCTATTCCCGCTAAACGCTTTCTAATTCTTCCGTTTACAGACGTTTGAATCCAGTTTCCACCAAATAAATTTTGGCAAAAAGCAATACCAAGCGCTTCTACTTCTTGACCATTTTCATCTAAGCATTCGTTGTCATGAACACGAATAACACGAAGAACAATGTTGTTGTCGTCTAATTCAGCAAAATTAGCCATTAGAAAGTAATACTCCCCGAACCAGTCCATTCATAAATTCGATAACCACCAGAAATTGTTATTGTTGGTGAACCCGTTGTCGCTGACGCAGCATTGAAGGTGTCTGGGTAGCGAATTGCAACATACCCCGTTCCGCCAGTGCCGCCATTATAAGACCAAAATCCATCGCTACCACCACCGCCACCACCTGGTGATGCGCCATTTGAACCAACGCTGGCTGCGCCTTGCGTTCCACCATTTCCACCTCCAGCACGGTTAACTGAACTACCAGTTATTGAGTTGCTTAATCCAGAACCACCAGCACCACCCGTACCAGAACCAGCAGTAGTTCCTCCGCCTCCAGCACCACCTCCGCCAGAACCACCACGACCCCAGTCTCCGTGTGCTCCACCACCACCGTATCCGTATGCACCTTGTCCAGCAGAACCACCACCAGAAGCGCCAGATATTGAACCGCCGCCTCTGCCGCCACCGTTTACAGAAATTGAACTAAATGCAGAACTGTTTCCATTTACTCCATAGCCGCCACCTCCTCCACCGCCGCCACCAGTTCCGACAGTAACGGTTAATGCGGTTCCAGAAGCCACGGCAAGAACCGATTCCGCAGAACCTCCACCACCCTGAGTTGCACCTACAACAGAAGTGCGATAACCACCAGCACCACCTCCACCACCGTTTCCGTTGGCATAGTATTGTCCGCCGCCACCACCACCGCCGCCGCCAATTACTAAAAATTCAACGGTTTCTGGTGTGGTTGCACCACCACCAGACCAATAGGAGGCAACTTGACCTGTATTGCCACGGCGACCACGAGGTTGTAGAGCACCACCGCTAATGACTTTGCCACCAGACATAGGACGTGTAAAAGTAGGCACTTAGTACCTCTTACGCTGTAATGCGGTTGACGTACCCAAAAATGTTGATAGCACTAGTCGTTGCAGCGAAAGCAGCAATAACCAACGGAGTGGCGTTACCCTTGAGAATCAGACCAGGGACTATCAAATACAGACCGTTTTCTGCTTTTACGGTGAACTCAATAATGTCGCCACCTGCGGTTGCGCCACCCCACTCGATTGTGAGTTTGCGGTCTGTTGAGTCATAGTTGGTTGCATACAGCCAAACTTCATCAATTGTGGTTGCCGTTGAGGAACCAGTATGAACTGTTTTGCCTGGTGTTGCAGCATCATCGATGTGGATGCCACGACCGTCTGTTGAACCGCTGAGTGGGATTTTTGTAAAAGTTGCCATATATGTTCTCCTAAATCGTTACATTACCAAATTAAACTAATTACTTCTTGTTCAACCGTATCGTAACGGTCAAATATTTGTAGTTCTAGCCACTCTTCAACGTCATCGTAGTCAAAGTTCTCAATGTCAAACTGAATTGGAAAGATGTCCACAAAGTAACTATTGGCCAAATCGCCCAAGGTTGTGCCCGTAGCACCCTCGTCAACATAAAACTGATACTCCAAGGTTCCACGGTACTGCAAACCCTTTTCAGACCAAAACGCATACAACAAGTCACCAAGGGTCTGACCAGAATCTGGATATGAAGCAGAAAGGGCTTCAAACATCGCATCGTTAGTTGTTGTCATCGTCCTCCCATTTCAAATCGTAGACCTTAATGCCGTAATCGATACCGCACGTTGGACAAACCCAGTTGGTCAACCTTGGAGGGTACTCCTCGCCACATGTGGTGCATTCTTCCAAAATCAAACGACTACCTTCAACTGTGAACGACTAGCCTTCTCACGCTCCGCCATCGCAGCAATCAAAGAGTCCAACTCAGCATCAGTAAGTTCTGTTGCTTTCTTATTAGAACTAATCGTTACCGAAGGCGGAACCATACGGTTCGTCGCCTGAAGGTACAACTGTGCAGACTTGGTGTCACCGTCAAGGGCTTTGGAGTACAACGTGTCTAAGAGCCTCTGAGTGCGCTCTGGCGACCCCTGAACTTCGTCCACCGCCGCCTTCCACTGGTTGAGGAATACTTCTTTCTTTTCCCAGCGTCGGAGGGTCTTCGGGTCAACATTCAAGAACTCTGCCATCTTGGCCTTGGACGGTGGTTGGCGTTCACTAGGGGCCGTACAGAGCCAATCCAAATACTGTTGTTGCTGTGCTGTGAGCGTTAACTCTTCGTTTTGTTTCATTGACCGTATGGCTTAATCTTTGGTTTCTTGCTCTTAGGGTTCTTGGGTCGTGGCGCTGGCAACTTGGTTGGTGGGGGCACAGACTTTCCATCTCGTTTTGGATTTGGCAACGGTTCTGCTCTTCGTGGTTTCATACAATTAAAGCAATTCGTTACACCACTGTGAGTGGTTTTGTGAACGCACAAAGTTATGTAACGCATGGGGGGGACTATAGGGGGGGAAAGAGCACATGTAACCGTGGTGCGGCTTCCCTCGGAAGCAGCCCACGGTCGTAGGCTACGGACACAAGTTCAGGGAGTAGTAATGGCAACCAAAAAGAAAACTGCTGCATGGCAGCGCAAGGAAGGGAAAGACCCCAAAGGGGGCTTGAACAAAAAGGGTATTGCCTCTTACCGTAAAGAGAACCCTGGTTCCAAACTGCAGATGGCTGTCACAACAAAACCATCCAAACTAAAGCCTGGCTCTAAAGCAGCGAATCGTAGGAAGTCCTTTTGCGCACGTATGAGTGGCATGCCAGGGCCAATGAAGGATGAAAAGGGTAGACCAACTCGCAAGGCTCTTGCACTCAAGAAATGGAACTGCTAGTGGCGTACACAAACCCATCACTACGCAACAAAATTAAGAACCAAGTCATGGCATCGAGTCAAGGCGGCAGGCCTGGACAATGGTCTGCTCGTAAAGCCCAACTTGTGGCCCAAAAATACAAGAAGGCTGGCGGAGGTTATTCCGGGGCTAAGACGGCTGCCCAGTCAAACCTGACTAAGTGGACTAAAGAAAAATGGACGACCTCGGATGGCAAAGAAGCAATACGCAAAGACAAGACAACACGCTACTTGCCAGAACGAGCATGGGCTAATCTTTCCGCTGCCGAAAAGGCAGCCACTAATAAGAAAAAGATAGAGGCATCCAAGCGGGGTAAGCAATTTGTGGCGAACACAAAGACAGCACAAAGGGCAAGTAAACAAGCACGTAGTTAAAAAATGGTTAAAAGCCTTGTAGTATATACAAAAGGTACCCTATTTGTCTATGGGTACCCCCCTTTTGAAAAATGAGTTGTACGGCTACGGGCTGATGCCATCCATATTGTGCACGGGGCGCCACCCCCACCACCCCTCCCCCCTCTGCTTGTGTGCGTAAACAGCAGTAAATACACGCATTTGCCCCCGAACCGTATTTAGGAATAATGGACACACGCTTACTAGTGAGAGGCACTGTCACAAGACAGTATCCAACACACAAGGAGACACAGGCTATGCAATGGATATCCACAGAAGATTACCTAGTGATAGTAATCAAATACGCTTATTGGTGCGCCAATAATTCGCAGATACCTAACCCAAGATACATGCGTGATACATGCAAGAACTTGAGTTCGGCACAATAATCCAAACACAATAGAAAGAGAGATAGACATGAATACAAATACAGAATATCCAGTAAGCGATGACACCGAATACATGAAAGAAGAATTGCAGAGACAAGGCAAATGCGTTTGCGTTACTTGCGTCAATGCGGCTCACGCCGACAGCATTGAGCAATGGGTAGAGCGTTACGCCCTTTAGTGATTAGCGTTAGCACACAAGTTGATAGACCTCTATCAACTTGTGTGCAATGCGGTAATCATTACCCCGTGTTAGTTGCGGAACAACTACATACACAAACACAGAAAGAGATAAATACCATGACAAACTACAGAATCCACGCAGCAAAAATTGCACAAGGTTCATCCAAAGAGTTCGATGGATGGATTGACATGGCATTGGAGGCTAAGGGCTACAAGTCCATCGCTTACTATGCACAACGCAGTCAAGTAGACAATTCACTTCACAGCGAAACGACAGTACGCCAGTACTGCTCATTCATCGCCAAGGGCTTGGAATTGTTTGGTACTCGTAGCGCAATGGTCAAGGCTTACGATGCGGAATACACCTATCGCAACATCAGTTCGTTGCGTTCGTTTATCACTTCCGCAACCAAGAGCAAGGGCAACAACAAGGGCGCAAGCAAGAAAGCACCTGCCAAGCGTGTTGAGACCTACTTGGTCAAGAAAGCAATGCGTGACGCAGGCATTCCAGCAAGCAAGATTGACTTGGTCATGTTTGCTCTTGCCACCAAGAAATAGTTGATAGACCTCTATCAACCGTAACTCGTGTGAGTTACCGCAACATTGTGTAGCCCCCTGCATAGTGTTGCGTCATGTTCACACAAGTGAGCAAATACACAAGGAGAAACAGACAACATGAGTAATCCATTCCGCAAGAAGAAGAACACATTTGAGGCACTCAATATTCGTGCTTACAATTTGCGTTCACAGATAATGAATGACAAGGAAGAACTTGCAGAGGTTCTTGCTTTACTCGACCAATTCAGCGACATTGTTGCTGTTGAGATGCGTATTACCAAAGAAGATATTGGCGTTACACCTCGCTTTCGTAACTCAGATTGGAGCATTTAATGGAAACAAAAATAGAGGAACTGCGAAAGATAGTCATGGACAAACTGGGTTTGTCCTACGACGATGCAGTGAATTATCTAATGGAAAGAATGTACAACCAAATGTCCCACCGTCAAGCAATGAAAGCAATCAAAGGAGATAAATACAATGGATAAAGAAACACTCACAATGGTCATCGTGTTCTGTGCATCTGCAGGGCTCGTTATGACTGGTTATTACCTAGGCAAGTGGCTAAATGAAGATGATAGACCTCTATCAACTTACATGTCTCGTGAATGGGTTATGCGTAATCATCCAACAAACAACAAAGGAGAATGGAAATGAGTACGGAAACACTACAGCGTGAAAAACATGAGGAATTAGTTTACGGTTTACAAAAACTTATCATCACACTTGAGTTGTACGAGGAAGAAGCACTAATTGATGATTTACAGCAAATGGAGCGATATATGTCACTTGTAAATTGTGAACGAGGCATAGAGATACTAGTTGCAATACTCTCAAGAGGTAGATACACAAACACAAACATAGGAGAAACAAAATGAAATCATTATCAGAAATAAAATGGTTGAGGGTTCTTGGTTTCGCAACCAACGATGGTGCTTACTGTCTTGGCTGTATTGACCTAGATGCAATTCCAGATGAACAACCATTCACAGCGATGTACGACCGTGATTACCGTGATGGTTTCACTTGCGTGGAGTGCTGTGATGTAATCGAGGGAGAATCAAATGAGAGTTAGTCAAGCAATAAAAATGTTGTCAGCACTAAACGCTGATGATGAAATTGCAATATCATGGTGGACTCGTGATTTATTTACAGATGACAACGAACAACCGATATCAGAAGATAGATGGAGTTATGCGGTTGATAAGTTTGATTCAGAAGATGGATACGACTCCGTGAATCAAGAAGTGTGGAACCACCTATGGATTACTTCATGGGAATCAACAGGAGAACAGCAATGAATAAATCTACAAAGACAGCGTTGCGCCAGATGCGTAAAGATGAACTCGTTGAGTTCACTTGGAATCTAGTTCAGCACTACAACTATGCAACGAGGCGTATAGAGGATTTGCAAATGATGAAAGATAGCCTTGAGGTCATCTTGCACAAGCAAACCCTTATACGACAAGGGTTTCCTGACAATGAGCAGACAGGTTGATAGACCTCTATCAACTCCATACAACATCACAGATGCTTGTGTATGTTGCGTGGACTAGAGCACACGGGATTCGTTTCGTGTGTTCTCGTCCATGACAATCGGTTATGGATAAACAAACAATAGAAAGAGAGAAAGAAATGCCAACAGAATATGAAGAAGAAGATGTCTATGCACATTGCATGGACTGTGGTATGGAGTTAGATGAAGATTCAGCGTACTACTCAGAGTATGACAATGAGTATCGTTGCAGTCGTCACCATGACTTATACGAAGAGGCATGTGCCGAGAACGAAGATGATGATGATAATGGTTTCATTCATAATTATTCGTTCAAGCCAAGTCCAAACTTTCTTGAAGATGACGGTACTGCGAGTTTCTACACTCCAGCGAACGGTCATACAAAGACTTTGTACATGGGCTTTGAGTTAGAAACAGAATTGACACGACCTACTGTCGTTCGTGGCAACTCGCTTACTCCTGGTGCTGAGCATGTTCTCAGTACCATCAACAAGCGGATTGGCTCTGACAATGTTGTGTATCTCAAAGATGATGGCTCAATCAGCCACGGCTTCGAGATTGTTTCTCACCCAATGACATTGGGATTCGCAATGAATCACTTTGACTGGTCTGGCATTGAGGGACTCAAGGGTCTTGGTTACGATGCATGGAAAGCAAGTTCATGTGGTCTCCACATTCACTTGTCTCGTGATGCATTCGCTGACTACGGTCATATGATGCGTTTCTTCCTGCTCATACTCAAGAACAGGCAACAACTTGTTCAGTTCGCAGGTCGTGAATCACACTATGCCAAGTTTGACATGGATGCATTCTTCAATGCGTATCATGACTACGACTCTGGCAAGACTGTTCGTGGTTCTACGCTTGCATCACATGCCAAGCAATACTCAACCAACAATGACCGTTACACGGCAATCAACCTACAGAACAACAACACCATCGAGTTACGGTTCTTCCGTCCCTCGCTGTTGGCGTCTACTGTCAAGGCTTGCTTGCAGTTCTGTGACGCTGCATTCAACTACACATCAGAGATTACTCTGCAGCAAATCCTACAGAATCAGGCAATTCAGTTTGCCTCATTCCATTCATGGGTTCGCTTTCAGGGTGACAAGTACCGCATACTTGACGAACGTATCGTTGAGCGTTGTGGTATTCGTGGTGAAGATATCTAGTCAAGTTGATAGACCTCTATCAACTTTCCAATAAACATACAAACAAACCGTTGGAACAATCCAACAGAAAGGACACAACATGTGTCTGCTTACACTAATACCCGATTATGTCAATCCCGATATGGAACGGTTCAAGCATGCTGCTTTAGCCAATCCTGACGGCTTTGGCTTTGCCATTTCAACTGGCAAGAAGATAATCACAGGACACGGCATGAACTTCGATGAGGTTGCCAACAAGTTCACGGACTTGCGCACAACCAATCAAGGCCCAGCCATATTCCACTTCCGTTGGGCTACTCATGGCACGGAGACAGTTGATAACTGTCATCCGTTTGTGCTCGGTCAAGACACTGGCACAGTGCTAGGTCACAATGGCATCCTGCCAGTAGACATCAAGCCAGGTGATACTCGTTCGGACACAAAGGTGTTCGCTCAAGATATCTTTCCTAATCTTGGTGGCATCACAGCACTTGATGACAATGATTACTTTGTCAGACTTGCTGCATGGGCTAAGGGTTCCAAGTTGGCTTTCCTCACCGTCAATGACGATGCCAAGTACGATTGGTACATCGTCAATGAGGCTGATGGTCATTGGGACAAAGAGATGTGGTGGTCTAACCATTCATATGAAGAGCGTCTCTATGTGCCATCTACATATCGCTACGGTATGTACAACCCAGCATGGGATTACGGCTACACCGATTACGATGCCAAGCCGTTAGTCCACATACCATCTTCTGATGAAGATGATTACGATGATGAAGCCGGCATTCTTCTTGATGAAGCAATTCAGCAGATGGAAGTGTACATGACGCAAATCAACGACACCACCGTGTTGCTTGAGTGCTACACATGCGCACATTCACAACATATCTCAGCAGATGCAGTGTATTCACATTGCCCTGCATGCGAGGCATGTTTATTCTGTGGTGCTCATCATGACTGTGGATGTTGGCAAGCATTCGATGTGTACAACATTGACTACTACAACCCTCATCACCAGTGGGCTCAGCCAAATAATCAAATGGGCGTACATCCGAGTTACTACTAGGAGGTAGAATGAATCAAGAAGAAAGATACGAATACTGGCGTAACGCTGTGCAAACAGCGTTCGCCAAGTCAGGTCTGGTGCTCAAGGAAGTCACACTTGATGACCTTGTTCCAGAAGCAAATACACAAACAAACACACAAACACAAGGAGAAATACAATGACAACAATCAGACTATCCACACAATCAGTTGATATACCAGTCACATTCAGTTCGGGAGATATTGGCAACTTGTTTGACCAATCCCTAACCGACATGATTGCAGAGCGTGTAAATGCTGCAATCTTGGTAAGTCAGCCAGATGAGAATGCGGTTGCTGCAACGCTGGAGAACAGTACACGCTTTACTCGAACCATCAGGAATCAGGTGCTAGAAAGCATTGACTACAGCGAAATCAGGAGTGAGGTATTATCAGAAATCAACTACTCCGAAATCGTTGAAAGTGTTGAGGGCTTGTTTGATGAAGCAAGGTTCGTAGTTGCTTTGACACGCAATATCAGGTTCAAGAACATGATTGAGAACACCATGAACTCAATCGTGTATTCAGATACACTTACTGAACTGGTCAGAAAGGCTGTTCAGGAGAGGACAGCAAACATAGAAAACGAGATTGCCGACAAGGTTCTCGCCATTATCAGCAATCGTTTGAACGGAGGTATGGATGTCTAGTAGTCCATTCAATTTTCAGACACCGACATTCTTCAAGGATGCTCTGTGCAAGGGTGCACCACAAGATTGGTTCTTCCCCGAGTTCAGCGGTAATCACCGAGGAATACGACAAGCGAAACAATTGTGTTCCGCTTGTTCTGTGTCCGAAGAGTGCCTTGCATACGGAATGAATACAAAATCTTCAGGCGTATGGGGAGGTATCACACTTGATAGAGGCAATAACAGAAGAAGAAAAAAATCAACAAACCAACAACAGAAAGAAGAAACAAAATGAAAAACATAGAAAGAATCCACAAGTACATCAAAGAGTCAGGTATCAACCCCGATGGTCACAACTCCAAGAGGGCTAAACTCTACGGCATCGACATGATGGGAGGTTTGGAACCGTTCGTTGAACTCATTGGAGAGAATGGCGATGTGTACGAACTACTGTCGGATTACAGCAACGCTGCAAACTGTGGTGAGTTCACCAAGTTCGCAATCACAACATGTGGTTGGGCTGCACCGTTATCCGAAGATGATACATACGATGATTCAGTCAAACCATCAGAGCACCCGAAACGTAGGCGTGTGATGTTAGTTTCTATGTACGACGGTGGCAAGTTGTACTCAGCGATTGACTTTGAGGACAGCGATGAGTATGTCTACGACGATGGCGGTCGTGGCGAACTAGCAGATGCAATGATGCAATTTGCAGCAATATCCCAGGCAATGAAGATAGTCAAGAAGACCATGGAGGGTCACAATGAATAGGAAACTAGAACCAACACTGGAGGTGTCGCTAACTCTTTCCGAGTTACGTGCCGTAGTGAAATCACTGTCCATCGGTGTAGACCAACTGGCTAAAAAAATCCAGCGTCTGGGCGATGGTCGAAGGGCTGACTCAACACACGATGAGTTCAGCGAACTTCTATCTGCGAAACAGGAGATGGAAGATGTCATGTCAGCCGCACTACAAGGAGATAATCATTGATAGCGAAACTAGTAATCTCATTCATGCTGTTCACGGGGGGCTCTTACGAGCCTCCCGTTTCAGTTCCACCGTGGGCTTTGTGTCCGCAGTACTGGCAGATGGCAGTAGACCAAGGGTTCAGGCAATCACAACTTCATGTACTGGATGCAGTCATGTGGCGTGAGAGCAGGTGCCAAGACCATCGGCACAATGTGAAAGACCCATGGGGTGGTTCACGAGGCTTGATGCAGGTCAATGGGTCATGGGACAAATGGTTGCGTTCTAGAGGCATTATCAGCCACGTAGACGACCTGTTTCGCCCAGAGGTGAACCTGAGAGCCTCATTAGCCATTTACAACTACTCGCATGCGAGATATCGCAATGGATGGAACCCATGGGGAATGTAGACCTGTTACAATGGGGGGGAAAGGGGGGGCACCACAGTCCTCGCTTCTGCCCCGTTGGGGCGAAGCGCACAAGATACAGACACAAAGAAAACAACACAAACAAAGGAGAAAACTATGAGAATAAATAACCGTGAGTCCGCTTTGACACAGGTGTTCGTTCGCCAGTCATGGCTAGGTGATGCACTGATGTGTCCGGAACGAGCAAGGCTTTCCGCCTTGCATCCCGAGATGCGTAAAGAGAATGATTCAGCAATGATGGGTACGGCTGTTCACGCAGGTATTGAAGCCGTTCTTGAAACTCAGATTCCTGCATCTGACATCGCTGAGTTTTCTGTGACCGCATTCCGTGCCAAGGAATACACGATGATGAAAGACGAGGGCAAGTCAATCAACATCACCAACACAGACCCAAAGAACTGGGATAAGCACATCGCCTCGATGGCTGAAGCGTGGGTCAAAGACATCATGCCTCATGTTCCAGAGGGTGGTACACCTGAGTTCAAGTTTGAGACAAAGATTTGTGAGGTGCAAACCGAACAGTTTGAGTACGAACTTTGGTACGAGGGAACGATGGACTACTTCCATCCTCAAGGTATCTGGGACTGGAAGACTGCTGCTCGTAAGTACTACGAGGCAGAGAAGCAGTCACAGAACATCCAGTCATCTGTGTACGCATTATCAGCAGTTGCGCTTGGTCTCACAGAGTTTGACGTCAAGTTCAACTTCGGTGTGATGATTCGCAATGGCTCATCCACTGGACAGATTGTGACCGTAGAAAGAACTGCTGGTCACGGTGAGTGGATAAAGCAACAAACGATTTCACTCGTAAACACTTTGTTTGCGATGAAAGCAAATCTTCCATCAGAACGATGGTTGATGAATGACCAGCACTTCCTCTGTTCGCAGAGGTGGTGTCCAGTATGGTCACTATGTAAGGGGAGTCATGTTGGCTCCGATAACAACGCCGAGGAGGCAAACTAATGGATAAGGACAGAGCAATCATTACCCAGGTCTGTGCAAAGATTGCAGCAGACTTGACAGATAAGAGTACGGATGTGGACACACGACTCGGTGAGTTCGCAACCTTATTCTCCACCGTCAGCGACATCCTCATGGAGTCGATTTATGGCGAGACAGCAACCACAGCACCAACACTTGCAGAACAGAACAGCAAGGTAGTGAGCATGGTCAAAGAAGCATTCAACGCTGAAGAAGTATTCACACCGAATGCATCAGCAGGTGTTTCTGTCAAGGGTCAGCAACATGGTCCGTTGCCAGAGTGGCTAATCAAAGCGTGTAAGCGTGATGGTGTCACACTTGTGTACGACAACCGTGACGGTCTTGCAGCAAATCCAAAGCGACCATCCTTCAAAGCAGTAGATGCTGAGAAGGCTTACTGGCCACCACGGAGCCGATAATGAGACTAACCGCAGAACAAATATCTGCGGGCTGGGAATCGGTGGGGCGACCACAAGTCGCTCCACCTTCCGAGTATCGGATGTACTCACCACTCTCTGAGGCTGCTGACTCTTTCGTAAGATGGGCTCAGTCGCCACAGGAGCGTGTGCATTTAGGTATTGCTCGCATTGACGCAGAGATGCGTGGTATTGCGGCAGGAGAAGTGGCAATGATGTTGGGCTTTGCGCATGGTGGTAAGACACTCTTGCTACTTCACGCATTGCGTCACAACCGTGACAAGCACATCGCCATGTTCATTCCTGACGAGCCACGACAACTCGTATTGACCAAACTCACCTGCATGCATCATCGCATTGATGCACGAGAACTGGAAGCACGAGTAGCAGCAGATGACAAAGATGCCATCGAATTGCTACGCAGAACGGCTGAGGAAGATTTCCCCAACCTTGCTGTGTTTGACCAGCCACTAACTTCATCCGACATGGAACGTGCCTACAACGAGGTATGTGATGTGTGGGGTCAAGCACCTGAACTTGTAGTTGTTGACTACTTGGATTTGGTAGAAGCAGGAGAGACAGTCCCGGACAAAGCAAACTTCATCAAGTCATTCGGGCGTAGGCACGACATTCCAATGTTGGTCTTGCACCAGACATCACGCACCGCAGGTGCGGATGGCAAGAAGATGACCATGAGTTCAGGCTCATACGGCGGTGAACAACAAGCAACACAAATCATTGGTGTTCGCCGTAAGAAGTATGAGATTGCTGCTGAGATACATGAACTGACACAGAAACTTGACCGCTCACACTCTGAGCGAGCACAAGACCGATTGGACTTCTTGCGACATGAACAGCGTGTTCATGAGTACACAGTCACAATCAATCTGTTGAAGAACAAGCGTCCAGCAGGACAACTCGTAGATGACATTGATTTTGAGTTGGATGTTGCCACGGGTCGTCTTACTGACCTCAGCGGTGCACTGCCCGACCAGTACCATCAGGAGTCTGCTTTCTAATGAATGACGCAATAGAAATATTCATGGATTTATTCCAAGGCAGAACTGATGCGTATGGAAGTTGGGAAGGTTCTTCTGTAAAGAAGCCAGTGTCATACGATAACTTTGCTCGCCATCTGTACGGAGAGGAACTCATCGGGATATATCCCTTGCTCGATAACTCAACCGTCAGATGGGGATGCTCAGACATTGATGTTGATGACATTGACTCAGCCAGGAATCTCCAGATGGCACTACACACCAAGAGCATTCCATCGTTCGTAGAACGAACGGTGAAAGGCTTCCATGTGTGGGTGTTC